AAGATAAAGATAAAGAAATGCAAAAAGAAGCAGTTAAGAAAAAAATGAAAAAAATGAAAGAATGTAAATAAAGGTTTCTATGACTCATACTGAATGGAAAAAATATATTAAATAAACTGTTATAGGTAAACATGAAAAAGGGTATCAAGATGATCCTGACGATGAAGGTAATTATCTAACAAAAAATAATGAGTCAGTAGCCTTAGTAGGAACTAAATTTGGAATATCTGCTGATGTTTTACAAAAACATACTAGACATGATATAACTGCTGATGATATGCAAAATCTGACTATGGATAAAGCAGTAGATATATACATGAAAGATTATGTATATGGTCCTAAAATAAATCAACTTCCAAATAATTTACAAAAAAATGTATTTGACATGGCAGTAAATTCTGGTGCTAAAAAAGCAATAATAGTTTTACAAGAAGCTATTAAGGATAAAGCTGCTAAATCAGGACATACTATAGAAGATGAAGAATTTTCAGTAGACGGACGATGGGGAAAGGATACTTTAAGTTTTTTAAAAATGTTTCCAGTGTCTAGTAATGATTACACAGATGCTAGAATAAAAAAATATGAAAGTATGGTGGAAGCTGATCCTATAAAAGAAAAATATTTAAAAGGATGGAAAAATAGAGCAGAATCTTATAGAGATTCAGAACAAGATCAAGATAAAGTAAATAAAGTATATGAAGATAGAAAATCTTTTGAGGATGCTAGACAAGAACAAGAAGCTTCTCAGATACCTATGCTCCGTCCTGAAGAAAATCCAGAGCCTCCTCAAGAGCATCAAATACCTTATACAATGTCTAATGCTATGGCTAAAGAAGTAGCTAAAAAACAATTAAAAGGAAAATAATGGGACTATTTGATTTTATTTCTAATATATTTAGTCCGGCTGCAAAGATAGTTGACGAACTTCATACTTCAGAAGAAGAGAAGTTAAAACTACGTAATGAGCTGGCTACTATACAAGGTAAGGCACAGGATAGAATACTAGACTACGAAAGTAAGCTGGCAGAATATCGACACAAATTGCTAATCGCAGAGGCTAATTCACCTCATCCTTTCGTTGCCATGTGGCGACCCATCTGTTCAACCGCCTTGGTTGCGATTATTGTGTTGGCTTCTTTTGGAATTGGTCATCCTGGTCCTGAGCTATATAAACTTGCTGAGATATTCTTAGGTGCCTATGTTGGAGGACGAACCATAGAAAAGATTGTAAGTTCAAGTAAACTAGGAAAGTAAGGAAGATCATATATCTTCTATATCAGAAATTGATTTTGGTTCCATGTTCTCATGACAATATAAGAACATCAAATTGGCAGCAGCGTGAGCTAGGTGATGAATCCCTGTCTCAGGATCCGTTTGCTCTTTCATTCTCCACGCCTGGATATGCCTAAGTAAGGCTGCCTCATATCTATGTTTTTCTACTTTTATCCAATTATATCTGTCATATTTTTGTGCGCCAATAGTTAAGACCTTAGCTAGGTCATCTAGGAATTTAGCATCTACTAAATCATATTGGGCTTTATTTGTATCGAATTTCTTTCCTTCCATGAATCTCCCTAAATGGATCAGGAGAGCGAATTTAAAGCCTAAGCTACTCTCCGTTTGGTCAGTACCAGCGACCCATACTTTATTCTATCATACTTTGTTTTTTAAGTCTACCCCATCTTTCGTACCAAGATAAGGTAAAAAGATCCTCTAAATATATAGCTCTTTTACTATATTCTAACCATTTGACACGAGGCATCTTAATTAAATCTTTCTTCATTATTGTTTCTATCTTAATACATCCAAATATTATGACTTCCATGTTTTCCACATCGACAAGACAAGGGACAAGAAAATCACGATTAGTAACATTTCTGAATAGTTTATCAACATGTCCCATACCGTTACCACCATACTGTAGTATATAGGACTTACCATATTTATTAGCCGACTCAGTACATTGTGATTTACAATGAAATCTATTACCAGAATCATCGTTAAGGTCAGCGTCATAACTTTTTTTCTTACTTTCATAAACATTGAAATCCGGTGCTGTAACCTTAATGCCCAGCCTTTTAAAAGCTCTGTGGATGCCTATTTCCCCTAAAGCTCCAATAGTAATATCATGGGTAATCTTGTCTAGGCTACCCTGTCCTCTTTTCTTATAATGATCTAAAGAAAGATGTACACGATCACTGGCAAATTGCTTCGCTATCTCCAGATCCTTTTTCTTTAACTCTATTGTCATTGATTTCATTAGATAATTCCTTTATCTTTTTCTCAGCATATTTAAGCCTCTGCTTAACATACTTTAACTGAGAATTTAGAACCGCATTTTCACGCTCCTCTCTTTTTAATTTTGTGTAGATTCTGTTTTTATCATCAATCAATTGATCAATAACTTTGTCTCGGCTGTCTCTCATCTTGATTATCTTGCTCATGACTAACCCTTAGGACACCAATCATAATGATGTGGTATTTCCAATTTATCACCACCACACTCGCAAATAGATGGCAAATTTTTCTTACTGAGGTAATCAGTCCATCTAACTAAATCTTTACCTTGACATGTAATTTCTATTACTGGAATATCAAGTAGAATAACTCTGTATATGAAGTCACCTTTATATAGCTCTCTGCCTACAACAGCTCCTAAGCTATCATGACTTACACCCTCCCTCGTAATTCGTACCCAATCTCCTTCATCAAATATCATTTACAATACCTTGGTGAAATAGTCGATTCTACACTGATTTTAACGTCAGGTACTACGAGTGCCATTGAGTTTATCATAATTTCCTCTTGAAGTCTACGCATTTCTTCTGCTGTATTTTCAGGTACTTCCGTTATTATTTCGTCATGCACAAAGCCTACAAGCTTAAACCCAGCGTTCATAAGATTATACATAGCCAATTTAGCTCCGTCTGCTGCAAGTCCCTGGAAAGGTGTATTCTTCTCAGCACAATAAGTTGTGTTAGCTCTTATACGTCCAGTTAAAGTAGTTACACTTCCTTCCTCACCTTGCATATATTGTTTCATTTCTGGGAACGCTTCAAACCAAGTATCTTTCATCTTCTGAGCTTCTTCCTCAGATACTTTAAGGTCATATCCCTTAGCAAATTCAATAAAGGTTTCAATACCTAAGCCTCCTGGAAATCCAAAGTTAGCTGCCTTAGCTGCCTGTCTTTGCCATTTCTCTACTTGGTCCTCAGGTATTCCAAATAGGACAGATGCATAGTATTTATGCAAATCTGCCCCTTCGTTAATCTTTTCTCTCATTACAGAGCTACCAAACATAGTGTACACATGTTGAGATAATGTACATAATTCAATAGCACTATAGTCCGTTATAAGTAATGTATGTCCTTCCTCAGCTTTGAACATAGACCGTATATCTCCATCACGAGGAAGTTGTTGTATGTTAGGTGAAGAACATCCTGTTCTCCCAGTATTTTTAAGCAAATCATATCTTGGATGTACTCTACTGCCTTCTAATTTTCTAATAAAGAAAGTTGTTTTTTCAGTACGCTTGTAATCCAAGAATGATTTAATAAAGGGATTATCGCTGTATTTTTCCAGATCACTCTCCTTCATGGAATAATCCCCTTGATCTGTCTTAGGTAGTGGAAGTCCACTAAATTCTATAACATAATTATATGCAGATTGATTACCCTTGATGCCTTTTACAAATCCGTAAGCAGACATCTGTGCATGTAATACCTCCAATTCTGAATTTAATTTATTTAATAAAATAGAAGCTCTTTCCTCATCAAATCCAATACCATTTTTATACATCCGGTTAAGAGCTAATGCTCCGAGTAATTGTATATGATGTGATAACATAGTATTTGTATTTAATTTAGATATTTCCAATCTGAGTCTGATAAAACAATTAAATGTAGCTATAACGTCTGCTGCTCCATATTCTAAGAATACTTTCGGTATTTCTTGTAATGGTTTTTCTTTGTAATCTGAAAAGTTACATCTGATGTCATCATTTTTATCAAGCGAAGTTCCCAATAACTCTTCAGATATTCTACTAAGGCTATACTTACGAGGAACATCACCATTGATAGCCAAGTGAATAAGACGATATAAGATATTAATGTCATATATTCTATCCTTCTCAATTTGTTCTTTTAAAAGATACTTATCTTCCGTAAATTTACGTAATACATCTATATCGAAAGAAGCGTTAGCAAATACT